AGGGTCAACTGTTTGCTCTAGCTGTACTTCCTCTTGCATCTTTTGACGTTCTTCTGGCTCAAGGAATTTAGGGTCAATAACTTTCTTCATGCGGGAAGCCATAGCCTCTGCCCCTGCAATGTCAGAGTATTTAAACAACAAATCACCCATAACTGCCATTAACTGTGGCTGTTGGGTAACAATGTTAGTAAAGAACTCGGCGGCCTCTTGGCGTTTGGTAGTGAACGAAGTCCCAGTAATAACCTTAACGTCATACTTGCCTTTAGTTAGGTCGTATTCTTCCTTCTGACCATCTACTTTCATACCATTAACGCCAACTTCCTTGACATCTTCTTCCTCGCCAATGATTCTTAAGGCTCGTGGAGTGTCGTAGATTTCAGGAATAGCGCATACCACAACACGACCAACATGGCAGATAGACTTGTTAAGATTATCCCCAAAGTGATATGTGGCAACCTCACCCTCTACTTTACGGGCATTAATGGCCTTACCTGAAGTCTCGTTAGAACGCGCACCGATAGAGGCGTTATACATGCCCAAAGTTGCTTTAATATCGTCCACAGCCCCCAACCCAGCTTGATAGAAGCCAGTTGAAATAGTCGGAGGGTTGATACGTTGAGGTGGTGGTACGGGATTCCCCATCAAATCCGTAGTCTTGTATTCCAATACGTCAGAATTACCAGGGTCTAACCATGCCTCACGATTAACAGCTTGACCCTCTGCCATCATCCAAGGGGCTTTTGGTTGCTGGAGCAATACCTCCATTTCATTTGACTTCATAACGTTATAAACCCGTTGGGCATCCTTAGAACGGGCAATAAGGGAATAAAGGTTACGCTTACCATTATCCCACATTTCCTCACCGTAAACAGGAATAAGAGGGATATACTTACCTGGGAAGGTGGTTTCTTCTAATACATCCATTCCGCTTAGCTTATAACGCTTAACGACACGCTTCTTCATTTTACGGGTGGTGCGATAAGCCTTACCGTCTACCATTTCCTCTTGCTTGCCATCATCTGACAACCCAACCATTCTATCGCTTTCCTCTATATAAAAGAACTCAACAATGGTTAAGTCATCCTTGTCAGTCTCAATCTTGTCAGCACTTTGGAAGTCAGCAGGAATAAAGTCAGGATAACGCCGCTCAAACTCTTTCTTGGAAATTTTATCTAATACAAAGCAATGTTTGGCATCTCGTCCGTCTAACTCAATAGACTTGCAATCTAGGTAAACCGCTAGGGGATTAATAACCCGCTTAATCAATAACTGTTGGTCAAAACTTTCATCATCAACATAGTCATGGTCAACACGAATAAACCCGATTCTAGCCTTGACGGAGTTCATAGAAGCTGTGTCATAAGCGTCATCGGCATTGGAAACATACTCGATATTCCGTACCAGACCTTTAATCATCTCCGCAGTCTCTTGGGTCGATTCCCCATCCGCAGGGATAATGTTAATCGCTGGGGTGTTCATACGAATATCGTTAACGACTTGGTGGATAAACTGTGATAATTGGTCAACAGTTAATGATGGTCGGCCAGTACGCTTACGCTCTGAAATATCCTTAGAATCCCATTGAGCATCTTCTTCATCGGATATGAACTTTAAGTCGTCCTTTGCTTTTTCGTAAATGTCGTTCCAGTGATTCTGGTCTTTTTCAAATAATTCTTTAGCAAGAGCGACTATATCCATGAGACACCATAGTTTGAATTAATTACTATGACGCCTGAAATCCCGAAGGCAAAAATGGCAGTCGCGTTATTATTGCATTTTTTCATTAACTTGTCAACCCATCCATGACTTCCTCCGTACAGGCTCATAAGCTGGTTTAGTTGGCTGTGAAATAATGTTCTTAATCTTACTTGCGGCAATAGCGGCATACCGAGCAGCAGAGGCGGCGTGGGAAGTCCAGTCGTGTTTTGGTTTACTCTTGAACACCCCTTTATCCTCATCCCATTCATAGGCGTATTGTGTTAATGCGTGGAGGCCATCGCGGCACTTATGCTCATCAAAGACGGAATAGGATATGGTTTGTCTCAATAGCTCAATACCTGGGTTTAGGTCAGCTTCTCTTGGTAAGACTTGATTAGGCACACCCATAGCGAATAACTGCTTGCTAACCGAATCACCCCTGATATTACCATGTCCACCATCATGCGGAAGGAAGTGGCCTAATTTCATATAGTTGTAAGGAGTTTCTTTTATAATCTTCGTATAATGGTCTAACTGTTCTCCATTGTTCTCGTAGTATTCAATCCATCTTAGTTCACGGCCTACGAACTGTAACCACCAAATAGCCGTAGCATCCCCGAAACCCAAGTCCCATGCTGTGAATACCTCATTAGACGGGTCGTAAGGCACTTTAGTTATCCGGCCTTCCTCTCTGGCCTTGGCTAACTGTTTGGCGTACACAGCACCAGACCTACGTGTATCAGGCTCACCCTCCCAGACGTGTAGATAAGCTGGCTCATCGGTGGCCTTGAGTTTATCCATCTCCTTACGCAGAACAGACGGAAAGTATGGGTTATCCCGCCAAGATACTTTCTTAGCTATCGTGTCATCGCCAGCCTCTGTAATAAACCGTCTATAGGTTGGGTCTGTAATGTTCCGCACGTTGAATGAGGCCCAAATCTCTGACCCCTCTTTACGAATGGTTGGGATAAGAATCTCATAGGAGTTATCCGATACGTTCTCGGCTTCTTCAATCCAGCATATATCAGCACCCTCAAGGGACTTAAGGTCTGACGTGTTATGCTTTAGACCTCGGAACTTGAACTCTGTCCCGTTCTTGCCCTTAATAATTGTTTCCTGTATCTCATAGAAAGCGTTTAATACTTGGTTTGCCCTTATAACATCCGCTAGAAGCTGGTGGACTGAATCTTTAATGGACTTCTGTATCTCACGGGCGCATATAACCCTAATGGGCTTTTTCATGCCAATAGCTAATAGTATTCGGACGATAGAATGTGACTTACCGCTTCCACGGCCCCCGTAAACTGCTTTGTATCTCTTAGGCTCAAGTAGGAACTTAAACGCCTTCGGGATTGTCATTTCCATCAACAAACCTAACGGTCAAACTTGTGTTAATTGGGTTGTCCTCATCACCAGACAGCTTTAACGAGTCTGTATTCTTACCAAAGGCGCTATCTAATGCCTCTTTAATAGCCGGAACATCACCGTCAGCAGCTTTAAGTATCAACGCTCTCATAACCTTGTCTATATTAGGCTCACCGTCTATTTCCATTTCTAGCCATTGGCGCATGATAGTTGCTCGGTTCTTGGTGCCCTTTGGTCGTCCATTAGGGTTCCGTACCTCACCCTTCTTAGCTGGGATTAAATTAACGCTCGGGTCGTATTCAGTCATATAACCACCATTTAATCTTATTGATTAGCGCGGAAAGTCTATAAGATAATGTAGGCCGGTGCTTTTGTACGGTAGGACGCTTGTCCATAGGCTTCTCTATCCAAAGTAAGGCGCTGGATATAACATCGTTGTAGTTCTCGCTATTGTCACCACGTCCACAAGCTAGTCCTTTATGATACATCTGCTCTGATATATCCTGTAACTGCATACGGCTGATTTTGTAGGTTTTTTCACATGATATAAACCCATCTTTACCGTTCTTGCACTTACAATATCCGCATAAATTAACCATGTTAATACTTTCTAATCAGTTGCCTATTTTTTAGGCACTTAGTTTTCAATAATATCGTCATATGCTTCCCATGTAAATGATGATAGCCACTTGTCTAGTAGCGAATCTTTCTGGTCGTAGTTAATCCAATACATGATACGGTTTCCGCATACCTTCTTAATCTTGGCCTCTCGGCTTTTCAGTAGGCTTCTGGTCTTTAGGTTCTTCCTAGCCTTCTTAAGTAGGTTTTGCCCCACCTTAGCGTAATGAGCTGCCATCTGGACGGTTAAATCAGTTTCCATCTACCTTAAACCCATGTTTTTTGTAATTCTCAACACACTTCTTATCGTTGTTTGCCTGTATGTAATACCCTATAACACCACCAGATAGGCTTGAGGTTACGTTACCTCCACAGGTGACAACCTGACCTGTTTTGCTTTTCAGGACGGTTTGAGGTGTTGTGCAGCCTACAAGTAATAAGCAAAGTGTTAATGCGATTAGTTTGTCCATGTACCTAATATCTCCTTTTCTTCCACAAGTAGGTATTCTTCCCCGTCCAGCTTAATCTTTTCCCCTACCCAGTTACGGATTGCCACAGTCTCTCCCATGGTCAAATCCTCAACATCATTAGCTAGGTTAATCACCTCACCCCTTACAGTCATGTCCTGAACATCTGGGAAAAGGATAGAACCTATCCGGTCGCCCTTATCTAACGGTCTTATTAATACTTTTTTGTTAATTGGATTCATTACTAACCCCTATGACATCCGTTTCCTTCATGCACAAACCAATATCCATGTCTGTTCCCTTATCCTTCTGAAACACTATACGGTCGCCCATTTTGAGAGAATTGCATTTAGCACCCACTGATAGAACCTTACCCCATGTATGTTCAGCTTTATCTAAACGGATTATGATACCATCTTTAGGCTTTTCAGGTTCAACTAACACTCTGTTTCCCCTTGGTTTAAAATTCATAATCAACCTCAAACGGCTCAAAGTATTCTCTTTTGTATTCTGGATAACTCTCAAATAGTATTATCTCTATCCTTGGGTTTTCTTTGTCAGCTTTCTTAAAACTTAATGTCGGGTCAAATCTCTTATCATTAACGCCTATCCCATCAGCAAATCCGTCAAACCCAGCCTTGGCAGCACTCACCATTCCGTCCCAGTCCCATCTATTATTAGGAGGATAAAACGAAATGTGAATCCTTACTGGACCTTTTTCATTATACTTTATGTGGCTGGAAAGTAAAGCACATTCTTGTCTGTATTTTGCTTTTGTTGGATTTTTTACCCTCCAATGGCTCTTGTCATTTGGCCTTAAGATACTTGGCGGGAATGGTAGGGTTATAATCAAACCTTACTGCTCCGAATATAAATATACTCGAAATTATTGTAAACCCGTTCATGTGGTATGCCCATACGGCTATAGTCCGTCCGTTTGAAACTTCCAGTTATCTTCTGGACGGGGTATCCGAACCCAGCTTCATATTCATGCCGTACGGCATCGAATCGGACACGGTTGCGGGTATTGTCTTTAGTCTCAAAATAAACCAACTTCTCCCCTGCTTTCATCTTTCTCAACAGGCTTCGTTCTAGTCTTAGGTGTTCGTCATGCTTTTTAAACATTTTACCGTCCTTTCTGGTATAAATTAATATAAGTTAATATCCTGTCAAGAAAAACTTATTGTGCGACGCAATATAATAATGCGCTTGCAAAAAATTAATATTAGTATATAATTCATTCGTGGCGGTTCGGTAGCTCCGACTCGCCTGCTATCCTCAAGGGCAGGGCCGCCCGCTTTGTTTAGACTTGGGGAGAAACTTGAGGAATAAAATGGACTGGTATCCTTGGCACTTTTTGCTTTATGAGCAAGACACAATGCACTTAAATCCATATCAGGATGGGTGCTATCGAAGACTAATTGACCATTACATGAAAACACGCGCTCCGCTTCCAGACAACGATGCGGCTTTGTCTCGTATCGTTGGCGATAGCGAGGCTAATTGGGTGGCTATGGCCTCTGCTATAGTCAGGCCATTTTTTAAGTCAGAAAAAGGTCGGTTATTTAACAAAAGATGCGACACAGAGCTTGCAAGACAAGATGCGAAGTCTAGAACCTTGTCCGAAAGTGGTAAAAAAGGAGCAGAAAAAAGACACAATAAAACCAAAGACATACCTAGCCACCCTAAAGCCACCCTTAAGCCTCACTCTAGCATAGGAGAGGAGAGGAGAGGAGAGGATAAAGAAAAAGATACTACTAACGTAGTATCTAAAAAGAAAACGCGAAAGGATTTTGAGGTTGATACCTTAGGGGGATTGTCGGGGTGGTTCGAGGCCAATGCGCCATCGGTAGATAAACATACCCTTCGGCAACGGCTGCTAGACTGGTGCGATGCCAACGGGAAAACCTACAAGGACTACCACGCAGCGTTAAGAACATGGGCAATCAAAGAACAGGAGCGACACAATGGAAACCATAAGCAAAACACTCGACAAGCTGCTATCGGAACTTCAAGAGCTTCCGGAGAATCGGACGGACACGGCTTTGGAGGCCGTAAATCCCAAACCGAGCTATACGCCGAAGCAACGCAGCGAATCATCGACCGCAGGAACGCTGAATGGAAAGCCAAAAATAAAGGACTGCCCGCAATCGCAGAATCAACTAACAATGCTACTTAACCAAACATACGCCATGCTGAAAAAGTACGGTGAAGCATCGGACGTTGCCGAGTTAAGGGATGCTGGTTTTCAATGGATTTTAGGAGAATACGACATTGATTCGGTGCGAAATGCTTTCGTTAAGTACCTAAAAACTAACCGAGAAATACCCACACCTTCGGATATTGTTTCGATTATAGACCCGTGGACTAAACCTCTTTGCGGTAGGTTTTACCAAAAACTACTTGACGACAAGAAACAGGCTTTACGGGAAGGTAGAATGTTTTTCTATACGGACGAGGAACAGGAATATATTTACAGATATGAAAAGCAGCAAATCAGCCACTAAGCACCTTTCTTGGGTTCGGAACTTGCCCTGTCTGGTCTGTGGGCATTGGCCACCAAATCAGGCGCACCACATTCTCCGCGACGTTGACCGAGGAATGGGATTAAAGGCATCGGACGCATATACCCTACCTTTATGTATGAATTGCCACTCCCAGCTTCATCTAATGGGCAATGAGAGGGTATTCTTTGAACGTGTAGGACTCGACCCGCTAAAATGGGCAGCTAGACTTGTCGTATTGTCTGGTAGAGATATAGCAGAGGATATACAGACAGAGCTTGGCGATTCGTGGCGGTCTTATCACTATAGCAAGGTTAAGGAGAAGTTAAGATGACATACAAACGTAAAGAAATTATCGGTGATTGCACGTTATACCTAGGCGACTGCATGGAAGTCATGCCGTTATTGGATAAGGTGGATGCTGTGGTTACCGACCCTCCGTATGGGATAGGCTTCGGAAATAAACACACTAAATGGTCTGCAAACCGAGGGGTTATTTTAGGTGATTGGGATAATGAAATTCATGACGTTAAGTTTTTAGCAGACTATGCAGACAATGTAATTATATGGGGTGGTGAAAGATTTGACCTTCCTATAAGTAGAGGATGGCTAACATGGGTAAAGCCTGATGCTGCTCCAACATTTGCATCGACTGAATTTGCATGGACGAATCAAGACAGACCAGCTCGCCATTTTGTGCAGTCTATATCGTCGGTTAACGCCGAAAGGGTAGGCCACCCAACACAGAAGCCATTAAGGCTTATAAAGTGGTGTTTAACATTTGTACCAGATGCAGCGCAAACCATCCTTGACCCCTTCATGGGAAGCGGCACGACAGGGGTTGCATGTGTCAAGATGGGGCGTAAGTTTATCGGCATTGAACTTGACGAGGGTTATTTTGATATAGCCTGTCAGCGAATCCGTGACGCATACGCACAGCCGGATATGTTATTAGAAGCTGGCCTGTAGAATTATTGCACTGCACAATAGAAAGTTGTTGACTTAGGTTAGATATTGGTTAGAGTGCTGGTAGGAGGTAAACATGACTGAAACAAAAACACTAAAAGAAAAGCTAGTCGAGGTGCAGGCATTACTGAAAGCACCAAAAGACCTAGAAAATAAATTCGGCGGCTACAAATATCGCTCTGCTGAATCTATCCTAGAGGCCGTTAAGCCACTATTACATGAGCGCGGTATGTATATCACGATTACAGACGCGGTGTTAAACTTGGGGAATAGGTTTTACGTTGAGGCCACAGCAACAATAGAGGACAAAGACAGCGATGTGGTTTTATATACAAAAGCCCTAGCCCGTGAAGCGGAGACAAAGAAGGGCATGGACGAAAGCCAAATCACGGGCGCGGCTTCAAGCTATGCCCGAAAGTATGCTCTAAACGGTATGTTTGCTATTGACGATACAAAAGACGCAGACGCTACTAATGACCACGGCAAAGGGCCGAAGAAAGAAGGACCAGCCGCAGACCTAACAGAACAGGACTACACGCCCGAAATGCAGTTCAAAGACTATGACGATGCTATGGCAGTCTTGTGTAATGCAACCGACCTAGAGGATATTCAGAAGTTCTGGAACGACAAAGGACGAAGAATCGCTAACGGGTTGAAACAGACTAATACTAAACTGTTTAATCAGTTAGTGGCAAAGAAAGACGAATTGAAACAACATTTTGAAGGAGTGAAATAATGGCATTCGAACAAAGACCGAATACTGGCGTTCTGTTCAAGAACGACCGTAAGGAGAAAGACACCCACCCTGACTGGAAGGGCACTATTAACGTCAATGGCGTTGAACATTGGTTTTCCGCATGGACTAAACAGGGCCAGCGCGGCGAGTTTCTAAGTGTGTCTATTGGGGAGAAGAAAGAAGCTAGACCAGTAGTAGCGCAGAAGCCAGACCCGCAAGACCGTCCTACAACAGCTATTGATGATGATATTCCTTGGTAAACATGAAAAAGTCGTTTCACATTAAAACAGAACAAGTTCTTAAAAACTGCCTAGAGTTTGTCGGCAAGTTAGAGCTTGGCAAGTGGGAAGTTATTATCCAACCAATGCGGAAAACGTCACCGCAAGAAAGGTATTGGCATTGCTGCATGGATGAGATTTCTGATGTAACCGGAACCGATGCGGATGATATTAAGTTTGGTATTAAGAAAGCGGTATTGGGTTTACGAGAATGGCAGGACTCGGACGGTAAAGTTTACCTACGGGAAATATCCTCTACAGGATTAGACAAACAGACATACGGGAAGCTGATAGATGCCACCTTCGCGTTAGCCGAAGGTCTGGACATTAAACTACCAGACCCTAGTTACTTTGGATATGAAGGGATGTTGAGATGAATTGGAAACCAATGAATACAGCACCAGCAAAGCTAGTATTAGTAAAAAACGCTACTGGATTTATTTGCACTGGTGTTCCTGACTTTATTCCGACAGAAGGAGACAATATGTGTTGGGCTTGGATAACTCAAAAGGAGCGTATAAGGGTTTGTGCAGTTGCTTGGACAGAAATACCAGATGAGTTAAAATGATTAAAACAAACAATTACAACCGATTCGATATTGAACTAAAAAACGGCCAAGCGGTAGAGAATGAGCTTGCCCGACTATTAGGCGACTGCAAGCTAGATGTTAAAGCAGATAGATTGTGGTCTAGTACTGGAAATGTGGCTATAGAATACGAATACAACGGAAAACCAAGCGGCATACGAACAACTGAATCTGATTGGTATATAATAGCTTTAATGGATGGGGAAGTTATAAAAAAGTTTATAGGTATTAGAACCAATGAAATTATAGACCTAGCTAGGTGTGCGGTAAAGTTTGGTAACAATAAATCTGGAGGGGATGATATGAAGTCAAAGCTGGCGTTAGTAAAAGTAGGTGATTTGCTATGAATAAAGTAATAAAAGATAAATGGAAGTTTAACACAATGGCCGTAGGTGATGATTGTTACTACGACTGGAAACATAAGCAAACGATTCGGGCGGCTAAATGGTACTGGGAAAAGGTAACAAATAGTAAATATGTTACATTCAAAGCCGAGCAAAATGGGAAGTTTTATATAGGAATCAAGAGGGTAAAATAATTGTTGCACTGCACAACATTTTCTTGTTGATTATCGGTTAGAGTTCAGTTAGATTAAAGATGTTCAAACAAACAGGGGAGTTTAAAATGAACACAAAAGCAACCTTCTACGCTGTGGCCTGTGCGTCACTTGTTATTAACTACTTCACCGCGCCTATCGCTGCACCCGTTATCTGGGATAGCGTCAAATCGCACACAGCCGAACACCTGATGGCCTTTGCGAGTGAATTACACCCACAGCGCCCGACCTATATCCCTCCCGTACAGAAGGCCGCCCTAGAGCGCGCAGAGGGAAAACAAGCCGCTATGCCTCCTAAGCTGGATATTACAGAGGCGCAAATAGCGGCACGTTATCCGGCAGCGGGGGATGATGTGATTGCTAAGTTATTGGAGGGTAGTAATGACTAACCGTTTCAATTCATACCAAGACCTAGCCATGTACGAACATGGATATGATTATATCGACCCAGTAGAGGTTTCAGACCGTGTGGTTTACTATCATGTAAAAGACGCAGCCGAGTATGGTGATAATATCTGCGAGATTAGCGCTCTGGTGCATTATACAATCTGGTCGGATGGTAGCCACTCGCTCAAGGGTTTAATCATCCTAGACGTTGAACCTGACGATTCAACCAAGCCAGCATCGGATTTATACAAGATTCGTGATGCGTTGAAAGCCGCATTAGAAAAAAACGATACTGGCTACCATTGGGAGTTCATTGATAAAGAGAAAGGATTTGACCTATGACCGCGAAACTGTACCAATTCCCGAAAGAGAATGTCCGTGTGACGTTAAAACGCCGACTGAAAGTTCAAGAGTTTTATAATCAAGCGTGGTTATTACATGATAAATGGGCTGGTATTGCCGAGACATGGGCTAAGGCTGGTAATCTATGCGAATATCAAAAGGCTTTTAAAATATCACAAGACTGGTTTAATATAGCTGATAGCTTGGGGAATGACTTAGATAACATGGGAGGTAAGTTGTGAATAAAATAGAAAAACTAACAAAAGAACAGGAAGAATATCTTCCTATATTTAGAAATGAGTATTTACAGGCCGCTATTGATGGGCGAA